CACCTTCGCCACCTGGCGCTCGTTGCCCCGCAGCACACGCCCGACGCCGGGGCCATCCAGGGCCTGGATGTTGACGACGGTTGGACCCCCGCCACCGCCGCCGCCCTTGGCCATGTCGCGCACGGCGTTCGCCAGGTGGGCCGGCAACACCATTTCCTGGGCGTGCAGCTGGGTGACAGGGTTCAGGCCGGAGGGAATGTCGAAGCCCCCCGCCGCAGAGGCCAGGCCGATGAATGTCGAGAGCGCGCCGAACGTGGCGGCGGCGACGCCCGGGGCCATGGCCCAGCCGATGACGGGGATGGCCGCCGCGGAGGCCGCAGCGTTGATGGCCGCCACGGCAGCCCCGCCAATGCCCTCCTGGGTGCGCATGGCGATGCCGGTGGCGATGCGGGTGGCGTCAGAACCCTTCTCGGTGGTCTCTTTGATGACGAGACTCGCGATCCAGTTCGCGATCATCTCCGCGAGCATTTTGATCCAGCTCGTCAGAATCATCGAGATGATGTCCCCGAATGCGGAGAGGATCATCTTCCCCAGGCCCTTCATGGCGTCGCCAAAGGACAGGGTGCCGTCGAGAATCTTCTTGATGCCGTTGGAGAACCCGGAGACCAGCGGCTCCATGTAGCCCTGGATCTCCTTGGACAGCTCCGCCCGGTCCTTGGCGATCTTCTTCTTGGTCTCTAGCTCAAGCTTCTCCTCGCGCTTGAGCTTGTTCTGCGTATCCTTGATTTCCGCCTCGTCCTCTTTGCGGCGCTCCGAGGCCTCAAGCTTGTCGAATGCGTCCTGGAGTTTGCGCTCCTGGTTCTTGAATTCGGCGCTCTTTTCTGCGTTCCCGGCGACGGCGCTGCGCTGCGCCTCCAGAACCAGGATGGCCGCGTTCAGCTTGGCGCGCTCCCCCTCGATGAAGTCCTTGACGTCCTTCTTGCGAATGGCGGCAATCTTGTCAGCCGCCTCCTGCTCCGCGGCCAGCTTGGCCTTCACCGCCGCGAGAGCGAGTTCGTTCTTCTGCCCCTCGTTGGCGCCGATGCTGGCCACTTCAAACTTGCCGGCGGTCTTCTCCTCGTCCAGCTCGGATGTGTTCTTGACCGCCGCCATCCGGTCCTGGTTGTGCTGGCGGCGCGCGGCGATGTCCTTCTCGAATGCCTTGTCGCGATCCGCCCCCTCATCCTTCAGCGCCTGGAGTTCGGCCTTCTGCTCTTCCTTCTTGGCGTCGAGGAGGAGCTTGTCGATCTCCTTCTGGATCTGCGTGACGGCGTTCTTGTAGGCCGGGCCGCGCGACTTGGCGATGGCCAGCTTGTTGTCCCAGAACGCTAGCTCGGCAGAAATCTCCCCAAATCGGAACGTGTCGTCATTGACCTTGGCATCGGCAAGCGCGGCCTTCTGCGCGTCCATCCAGTCTTTGGCTTCGTTCTTGGTCGGCGGCGCCTTGTTCTTCGTCTCGTAGACCGACTTGGGGAACGCGATGTCCGGCTCGCGAACTGCGTCGTTCGGGCCGGGCTTGTTGAGAATCTCGTTTCGCTTGCGCGCGAACTCCTCCCAGCGCGCCTTGGATCGCGCCTGGTAATCCAGCTCCTTCTGGACGGCGTCTTTGTCCCAGTCGCCGGTGAAGACGCCCTTCAGCTGCGCGCCGACGGACTGGAACGCATGCGAGGCCTTGTCCGCGAGATCCTCGATCGCGGTCTTGGCCGACAGCAGTTTGATCAGCCACTCGTCGAACTTGTCGAGGACCCACTCCTTGATCGTCGACCCAATCTTCTGCCAGATGCTCGCGGTCTCGGCGTGCTCCGACATCGCCTGCTTGAATGCCGCCGAGTCGGTCGTGATGATCTCGAACGTCCGGACCATCTCGTCCAGAACGACCTTGACCCCATCCAGCGCCCCACGGAACGAGACGACGCCGTGGGTTCCCTCCTCCGCGAACCAGTGGGCCAGCACCGTCAGCGCGGGGATGAACGTGTTGCCGAGGTTGATGCCGAACGCGTTGATGACGTCGTGCACTTCGGCCACCGCGAGCGAGTACTTCCTCGCAGCCGCCTCGCTCGACGGAGTGACGACGGTGCCCAGCGTCGCCATCTGATCTGCGTTCTCGCGCAGCGTCTCGCTGTTGATCCGGAGGAGTTCCTGCGACTCCTTCCACGCCCGGCCCAGCAACTGCTGTCCCAGGACGGCGCGCGAGGCCTCGTCCGGCATCGCCCGCAGCTTGTCGATGACGTCGGTGAACGTCTGGTTAATCGGCCGTAGTGAACCGTCGGCGTTCTTCGTCGCGACGCCCAGCTGCGCGAATGCCGGAGACCCGTTGGCCAGCGCCCGGGTCATGAAGTTCACGGCCGCGACGTAGGTCTGGGTGGAGATCCCGTTGTCCTCTAGGACGTTGCCGAGGACGCTGGCCTCCTGGGTGGTGATGCCCAGCTGGCGCGCAAGCTTGCCCGCCTCCAGGTTCCACTTCACCGCTTCGTTGACGCTTTCGCCTATGAGGTGAATCGACTCATAGACGGCCATGCCCGCAGCGGCCACCGCGAGCAGCGGGGCCGCCGCCGCGCCGATGCCCATCAGCCCGTTCAGCAGGCCGGACAGGCTGCCGCCGCCCTGGAGGGACGACATGAACCCATCGACGGCGTGCTCTGCCTCCTCCAGACCACCGACGACGCCAGCGACGTGCTTCTTCGTCTGCTCTGGGGACGGCAGCCCCGGGACACCACCACCGCCCGCCGACGGGGGCTTTCGGGTGTTGACCTTGTCGAAGAACGCCTGGATGGCGTCGCCCGCGGCCTTGGAGCCATTGACGACGCCGGAGGCATCCAGCTCCAGCAGGTACTTCAGGACGTTGTCGATGCCAGCCACTAGCCGCGCACCCCGTTCAGGAGGTTGGCCATGGCCATGAGTTCGGCCTGCGACGGGATCCGCGCCGGAGCGTCACGCTCGGGCCCCATCTTCTTCGGGTCTCCGCCGGCAAAGACGAACATCGTCTCGTTCACCGGCGGCACGCGGCGCCAGTACGCGTAGAGGTAGTCGATATCTTCGAGCGTCATGCCGTCGACCTCCTCTCCGCTCTTGCCCAGGTTCTGCATCACGCGCCCATAGAGGTACTTCCAATCGAAACCCTCTATGAGCCTGTCGCTTCCCCCGGTGATTTCTCCTGCATCCCCGAACCCCGGAGGACCGTGATGAAGACAGGCATCAGGTTGCCCGTGTCGAGCCAGTCGTCCAGCTCCTCCATCGTGATGTCCGGATAGTTTCTGTTCAGCGATGCGAGAACCATCTCCGAAATGAGACTGAGGTTCTCGGTGGTGGGAATCGCATCGCTGTCCAGGGTCTTCAGAACCGCCAGACGCGGGGAAATCTTCTTCAGGGTCTTCAGGGTGAGCGGCGCAAGGATACGCTCTGCGCCGCCCAGGGTAACGCGGGGTCCATCGATCATCGGCTCGCCTCCATTCGGTTACTCGTAGGTGTAGAACTCCGCGACCTTGAGGGACGCGCTGTCCTGCACCGCAGTGAAGTCCAGATCCTGCTCGGTATAGGCCTCGGCCTTCAGACCGAAGCCAATCTTCGGGACGTGCACCGAGTACAGCTTGAGGCCGAAGGCCTTGCTGACTCCGTTGTTCGAGTAGACGTTGTAGCAATGCATCTGGAATGGGGTGCTGGTTCCCATCAGCGCATTGCTCAGCGTCCTGGTCGCTCCGGTCGTCGCAGTATAGGCGTAAGAAACCGCGAGATTGTTGGTCGTATCAGCAGCCGCGAAAGTGTAAACACCTGCCGCGACTGAATACTGACCTGTTGCCGGTGACGACGCCACCCGGGTCATAATCTTTCCGCTGGTCAGGTTCGCCACACCCAGGTCCACGGAGAACGTGGCGCTGTTCGTGACGGTCACCTGAAACGGCGTGGCCGGAATCGTCCATGCCTCGCCTGCGGCCCCGAGGATCTGCCCGGTGGCGGACGTCGAACTCGACATCACGGCGCCAAGGAGGGAGCCGAGAATGCCTGCATTCTTTGCCTTTCCGGTAAGCTTGGCGTTGGCCTTGGCCACGTCGATCGGGAACTGGTACGACCCACGCAGCTCCTTCAGATCGTAACTGATATCAACCGAGATATCCGTCAACACCGCGAATGGAACCGGCGTGGGGTTCGATCCAGTTGGGATGAGAGCGAGCTGGCCGACGCCGAAATTGTACTGAGGCATTTATGTTTCCTTTCCTGCCAGCACGAAGGCTAGCTCGTTCACTTTGTTTGTACAGCGTTCCGCAGTCGCTCGCGCTCTTCGTCACTCATGCCGCACCACGCACAGGGCTGGCGCTCCGGAGTCCACGGAGGACAGGTGCAGCCCACGGTGCTGGCCGCTGGCTTCGCCGTGGCCTTGGCCTCGGTCTCGGCCTTCGCCTCCGCCCAGAAATCCACGCCCTTCTTGTCGGTCATCCACGTCCCGCCTGAATGAGAATTTCGATTGGAATGATGATGGTTGCCTGGAGCGAACCAGTTCCAGAAACGACCATGATCGGATCTCTTCCGTCGAAGCTACATCGCTCGACCAATCCACCGAGGTTCGTGTGTTCCACGCCCCTCTGGTCGAACGCATCCACGCCGGGCTTGAATGCGATGGCATCCTCCACCGCATCGATGATGGGATTGAGGAGATTCCCTTCCGGGTTCGTGTCCTCGGTGACCTGCGTGGCGTAGATGTAGATGCTGCACTTGATTTGATGGATGTGCGGATGCGCCAGCTGGAACGGGGCCATCCCGGTCGACGGGTTGTGCATCACGTACTCCGTCGCCACCAGGAACAGCGCCGGCTGCTGCTCGGGCGGAACCTCCGTCGGCAGCTTGTAGGCCCGCGAGAAGGTGATCATCTGCGCCGTCAGGGCCGGGAAGTTGCTCAGGCGGTCGAAGAGCGCGGCCACCGCCTGCTCGCGCTTAAGCGCCACTCCACACCCCCCGGTAGGCGTCCTCTACCGCGCGCACAATCTCGTCCTTCATCTCGTCGATGGACGGGCCGATGAACGGCCGCGACCTCAGGAACAGGATGCGCTGGTAGCGACGCTTGCCCTTCTTGATGTCGATCAGCCGGATGGGGATGCCCTTCTCCTGAAAGGCCGCGTAGAAAGCGCGACGCGCCACCCCGGCAGTCAGCACGTAGGCCGACCCGGCCTTCTGCACCTT